GAATCAACGCCTCTTGACGGTCTGTGTAGGTGATGTCTTCACGCAACACGCCCACACTGCCTGGTTCAACCATGTACGGGTGAATGCCGTTGTTCATGATGAGTTTGACGTAGGCCGTGCCGTAGACCAGTGACCAGGTAGTGGCGGTAGAGAACACCTGATCAGCGTTGGAGTTGAGCCACTCGTCATTGAGTGCTTTTGTGAGGACGGGCACTTTTTGGTGTTCGTTCTCAGGAATAGACGCACCTAAGTTAATGCTGAACCTGGTGGTTTCTGCTGAGTAGAGAAACGAGGTCAGCTGGTCTAAGTGCGGAAAGATTTTGTTGTAGAGGGCTGGGGCTTCATCAGGCCCGTTGCCAAACAAGTACCAGTTTCTCAGAGATGCGTAGTCAACCTTGCGAGAGCCTATAGAGACTTCACATTTGTAGATGACGTCCTTAAAGAACTCATCACGATCTAGCGCATTCTTGGGTATCTTCATGTTTGTACTTTCAGACCCTCGTGATCAACCATTGTCCCAGCACCCGCCTTGGGTGGTGTGAATTGTCCTATATCTCGGGGCATAATGGAAACAGATTCGTCTTTTACGGCCTTAAATTGCCCGCCCATCACAGATTTAAGGTTGATATTACCACCATTGCCCCACATAACGCTATCCCCAGGGCGTGGTTCTTTCTTTTGTTCTGCCATGCGCTTGTTGTTAACCTCCATAGCCTCTGTAGCCTGGGCAAACTCCTTGTCTGACAGCTTATTCTTGCGTTTTAGGTAGCCAGACTGGTGTTCACCCGCTCTGGTGGACTTAATATCGGTCATATCAAAGTCCATAGCCAGCTGTTGGAGGTTTTTGTCTGTTTTTGTAGTCTTGGAAGACTTTATAGCCACTGGTTGAAGAAAAACCACAGATAAAGCAGCATTGCAGCCCTTTATTGGGCATTTGGCCTCTCTAGACTCAAATACACCGTGCGATTCGCAAAAATAGTCCTTTAAAACACCCATATCACCCCCTTTTTGACAAAATATCGTTGAAATTACTGTAATCGTGCCTGTTTACAGACCCTAATTTGATCTTTGCTGCCCCGCTTGACAGGTCAATCTTGAGCTGGGACACCATAGGAACAACTGGTTCTTTCCTAAAATCCACATATCTGTGCCCAGAATACTTACGCATGACCTTCACTCTACCCGTTTTCCAGATCGCATAAGCCCTGTTTACCCGCTTTTGGGTGTACTCGGTCAGCGGTCTAGTCTCTCTGACAAACACTTCTTCCATGTGCAGCTTGGATAAACCCGCCAATTCACCAAATAGTTCAATAGAAATGCCCCTGTCTTTGTCTTTAAAGAACAGTTTTATCTCTTTCATGAGCTGTTGTTTGCTAAGAGCGTGCGTCTTTTCCACCGTAGACTCCGATCATCTTCAAGTAGTTGGAGACATTCTTGCCAACTGCAAGCTGCTCTGGCGTGTACTCGTCTTGTTTCAAGGACATCTCTTTGGACAGACGCATACCAATCAGTCTTGGCTGTACTTGTTCTGCCCAGGCAATCGTTGCTAGAGCAGCTGCTATTACTCGGTCATCCTTGCCACGGCCTGGTGCACCAATAAACCCGTTCTCTCGCACAATGCCCTTCATCTCTTCTAGCGTGTCCATGCTGAAGATTCCCATCATGCCCCGCTCAAAGTAATCTTTCATGTAGGACAGCATCCGCTCTTTAGAACTGGAGCTGGTCACAAACCCGATGGAGGAGGATAGTCCTCCCATGTTGTCCATGCGTCTCCAGATGTAGTTGGACATACTGCCGAGCACGTCCATCAAGCCTCGGCCTGTGTCACCCGTCATGGCTGCTGCCAGGCGTTTGAGGTTTCTAAGTTCGTTGATCACTGCCTGACCTGGACCGTTCACCTCTAGGTTGAGCGTACTATTCTTATAGGCCCCCGCCAGATGAGCAATAACCCATGCGAATTGGTAGGTGTTGAGTTCTGATGTTGCAAACTCTGCCACTTGATCAAGACCATCCGCATAAACTCGAAACACCTGAATGCAGAATCTATCGGCCCAGTCTGATGACCCGTAGGCTGGATCAGCACCAATGACGTAGTAGGCTGAGTCAACTGGTTGCTGCCATATTCTAAGGGAAGCGAGACGATCTGTTGATTGAAGGCACTCTGTATCTTGGAAGAGTTGCCCAAATGCGTATCTGTAACACTCATAGTCCAACCCCTTTGCATACTTAGCTGCGTCTGTGCAGCGACTGTTAGAAAAGAAACTCGTGCCAGTCATGACAAACGCATAGTCCTCGGTAGGCGGGAACTCCTGGTACATGAGGGTCTCGTCCTTAATCCCCTCTGCCATCTTCCACCTCCACCAGGCCATCTGTCTGCTGTTGACCTCCACCCCGTACAACTTTTTGATTTCCCTGACCCACTCTTTTTCATCAGACTTGAGTTTGCCATCCCAATACACTTTGTACTCTTTGCTCTCAGCGTCAACGCTGTAGTATTCGTTTCTCCACCAGCCACAGAAGATCGCACGCTGGGTGCGTGCCTTCTTAGCCGTCTTGTACATATCGTGGAACATATTGAACCCTTGAGCTGTGGATTCAAAAAGATATAGACGTTCTGGGTTCTTCTCTGCGAGTGAGGCAATGAGAGAGGCTAGTCCCTCTTCATTTCCCCAAGAGGCCGTTTCTGTCCCGTGTAGGTAAGTAATAGCCTTGCCTTGCCCCAGCCGAGACTTATTTCCAGCGATTTGGTAAAAAATCCTTGAACGATTTTTAAGTACCATCTGGTTTCTATTGTGGGCCACCAGAGGAATTTTGTATTCTTTAGGGAGACCCTCGATGTACATTCCCAGAGTAGAGCGGAACATATCCCTGTTCTCTTCTGTATCTGCGACCAGAGTGCCTTGCCAGCCAGGATGGGTAAATTGCCAATAGAGATCAAGAGCCAGGCTAACAGTAGTAATCCCCAGCTGCCGACCTTTAAGAATAACGAAAAAATGGACATCTTCTTTTAACCCTTTATCAATTTCACCCATCACATAGGACTGCGTACCCAACAGCTTACCCATCTTCTTGAGACCCTCTTCCTTGGTCTCGATCTTGAGTTCAGCGCAGAACTTGTAGAACTGCTGGAGATTAAAGTTCATAGAGGCGTTCTAGATGGGGTCATGTTGGTGTGCTTGAACTCACCGCTACGAATGCCCTTGCAAAGGTTGTGAAAGAGCATAGCGTTGTCAGGCATTCTGCCCTGATACAAATGCAACACGCCCCCCTCAAAATGCGTCCCAATGCCATACTTGCCGTAGGTATGTAAGTCCCACGCCCCACCTTCTGGTTCTCTCATGTAGTGGGTTGGATAGAGGGTCTTGTATTTAACCTTGTAGATTTCTGCAGCATAGCTTACGTTCTCTGCCACGTCACACGTTTCGTTCTCGCAGAAACTAGGCCGTCCCATATCATCCCAAATGTCTCGGCTGATGGCTAGAAAGGCGGGGGCTGCATAGATATGTGAATAGGGTGCTATGTGATTACTGACCTGGGCAATCCCCACCATGCTCTTGTTGTGTAGTGCAAACCCTATAGCCTTGTCCACAATCTCTTTGTTGGTGGGCACACAGTCAATGTCCAGAAACAACTTGGCCTCTGCAATAGAAGACATCATGATGTTGTCCATCCACAGGCCATGCGGTATCTCTTGCTCTGTGTAGTTGACCACTAACCCCAAATGCTCACAGGTTTCTTTGTGAGCGTTGACAATCTTCTTGTCCACATTAGGCCAATAAAGGCAATGGATTTGGGGCTGCATCATTTGTAAATCATCCTGGCTAGTTTATAAATCTCTATTGTCTTGTCTGTGACCATGATTGTCTGGCTGTCTCTGGGAGGCATCTCCCCCAAGTCCTTGTAATGCTGCACAACCCTCGTGATGTAATTAAGGGTTGGTTTTAATGACCTTGCTATCCTCACATTATGAGCCTTGACGTTTGCCCACATATGACGGTCTCCGATAGCTGAGTCTGCTTGACTCTTAAACATCCAATTGCGTGCCAGGTGTATGGCAGCTTTCCCAAACAAGTAGCAGTTGGTATCGTTGAAGTTATACCCGTCTGACTCCTGGTCTACCGCCAGAAACCGCCCATCTTCTCTGTAGAGGTTTCTAGGACAAGTCACCAAGTCCACGTTGGCCTCGTTCATGACCCCCGCCATTGTCTCCAGGTGATTGGGTTCAAACCAGCAGTCAGCATCCAGAAAGGCAATGGCATCATAGTTGAGCGCATTTGCTACAGCTGCCCCCACGCCTCTGGGGGTGTCCCCAAAATCCCCGCAATTGGGAATCTCTAGGTGCGTCAGCCTAGAACTGCTCTTGATGTGTTCATTAGGATACCCGTCTGCCACCATAAAGTGATGCACGTTCTTGTAAGTCTGCTTTGCCACGCTGTTCATGCAGCTGGTCAGCAACCCCAAGGGTTCTCTGTAGTAAGGCGTTATTACTGCAATTTTCATTTAGGCTTTCCCATTCTCTCGTCATCCCACCTGGCAATCTCTAGTCGCACTTCTTTGTTCTTGGCACAGTTGATCAGCTCTTTGTAAAACAACTCTGAATATGTTTCACGCCACTCTTTTGCCAGCTTTCTCTTACTCGGTTTACTAATGCAAGCGAGGGCACGTTGCATCTCCTTCCTGAGTTTCACACGAGATGCGTACAACTGCTGTTGCATATCCTTCTGCAAATCCATACCCATATGCCTCTGCTACCAGTTTATTCTTCTCTCTCTGCACCTGGACAAGACTCTCCCACAGCACACGACATCTGTGCCGCAGTTCGTCCTCTTCTTCCCAGAGCAGATTACCCACTAGGCCACCCTCCAGACGTGCAACGTACTCCCGTTGCTCTTACAGGTGAACTTGTACCCCAGCCTCTTCCCAGCCCTGTAGTTGGCGTTGTAAACCTTGTCCCGATACTCCACGGGAACAGCAAACGAATCCCCCACGTCCATCTCCTCATAAGGGTAATCAAAGATTACTTTTGGACTAGGCATCTCTACACCTTTTACTATCTCTATTCTTTGCATACTCTACACCTCGTCAGATAACCCTGAGTATACATAAAAAAAGAGGCCATGCAAGCACACGCTCACATGACCTCAACCCCTAAGTGGCAACTGCGGGGAAAACACATATTCTGTCCAACGCTACGCATTGTCGGAAAACCATGTGTTTAGGAAAACACATATTTTTTTTGGGGTGGGCGCAATGTGGGGGTCACACTTTCCACACCCCCAGTCCCCATGAAGTAACCGCTCACTAACATACATTTTTGTGAGTAAGCACTCACCCACTTACCCAAAATGCAATCCTATTTGATACAACGGGCGTTATGTTAAGTTCTCCAGATGCGTACGACCAACTGCTCGAGACCCCCAACTGGGTGAGGGAAGAGGCATCAGGACCCCCTTTTGGGGGATGATTTACAACAAAGAACGAGTAGTGGTATCCACATATCCTCTGTTCTCCCCACCCTATCAGATACCCTGTTAACTATATAGCCACTCACCTAGTAATTGAACTAAATGTACGTCTCCCTATTAAATACATATTATACATAGGTAAAGACTATCGTCAATAATATACCACTTTCCACTTGACAACTCGTCACCTAATCATATAATTGATTCTTACATATGGTAAATATGTAAACCTCAAATCCTAACTTGAAAGAACATCATGACAAACACTAAGCATTTAAAGACTACATTTGTTGACTCAACTGGCGCAACCATTTTTGTGATTGTCAACCACAATCCTATGAATGGCAACTACATAGCGTTTGTTAGCCAGGACAATGGAAACAGCTGGTCAATGATGGGAGAAAGTGGTAGCACTAATTGTGCGCTTGACGATGCACAAGTACAGTGGAATTACAACCTCGACTACCAGGCCGTTTAAAAGGAGCTGCAGCATGATTAAGTACAAGACTTGGCAAGATGGCAACCATACCACCCAGCGGTTTGCTAGGACGCTACAGGATGCCTTCCCAGGCCATCTGGACTACACGATCTACGAACCCCACGACCTGTATGCGGTTGACGAGGATGACTCATTGATTTTAGCTATCGGGTTTGTGTTTGCGATAGTTTTTATCATTTGGTGCATTCTGTAATGTTTGCTAAGATTCTAGGCACGGGGTTAGACCACCAGACCCTAGAGAAGGTAGACACGACCGACTCTGATAAACGTAGTGAACTCTGCTTGTACCTCCTGGGCAACCTCGGGGTAGCGATAACGGGGGCAAACCACAAGGTTTGTAACTTAGATAAACGAGAGTGTCCAGCCGAGAGGTTGTTGACTAGAAAAAAAGTTATCCACAGGGTACTTTTCTCTGGTGGTTTTCCTATTGCTGCTAGACACCCTAGCCTATGGTGGGTTTTAAAATTTTATTAAGTTCTCCCTATTATGAACAACCTAATGATTGATGCTGACCTAGGAGTTGTACGCCAGGCTAATTCTGAAGACATACCCTATGTAATCTCGTTGTCTAAAAAGGAAACACATAGCCTGGGGTTTATTCCTAAGATGGCATACGAGGCTGCAGTCACAGGCATAAAGACGGGTGACAGATGGAGCAATGTGTGCAACGACAAGATGTTCGTCATAGAGTGCAATGGTGACTTGGTGGGGTTTTGTCTAGCTAGTTTTGGTATACCCAATGCCATTAGCAAGAAAGGCAAAATAGCTCAAATATGCCTACAAACAGACGCACGCAAACTATTGCGAGGCCATTTGTTGTTGGACACGGTGGTGCAATATGGTGCTACTCAAGGCACACTTGCGTTCTCAGCTGGTTGCGCTGATGACCTGGAATCAAACCTGTTTTGGAAGGCTATGGGTTGGGTCTGCATAGCACAACGCAATGGCATCTCACACAAAAACACTTGGAAACAAACCAGCTCACGCAGAATCAATGTGTACAGGTATGACCCTAGTGACTTTCTTTTAACTTTATGAGGTAACAATAGATTACTTTTAGACTAATCATCTATGTGTATAATCCACTATGTAGCTCGTCTACATTCATCCTAACTTCAATTTAAAGGTAAACACATGAGTGACTTTTCACCCGCAACACGCAACTCAGCAATGTGGTCTGGGGACTCCAGACGCATCGCACAAGGCAAGGCCAACGAGGTCATATTGACCAAGACAGGCCAAATGGAGATACCAGACTTGAGCAACATCGAGGCGGTTCAGATGGGCCACGTCTTTGAACCTGTGATCGGTAGACTGGCTGCAGAACGCCTCCAGGTCAACCTACAGAAGATCGAGGACGCACTCACGCATCCTACAGAACCTTGGCTAAAGTCACATTTTGACTTTGTAGGCAAAGAAGATGGACAAACCATCCTGGTTGAATGCAAGAACTACAACGCCCAAGTGCGTAATAAGTTCGAACCAGGCTTGATCCCACCCGCAGACATGGCACAGTGCATCCACGAGGCACTCGTGTACGGCTGCGAGAAGGTTTACCTGGCTGTCCTCTTTGGCGGTCAGGAGCTGCAGCTGTTCCCTGTGTACATCACAGAGCAAATGAAGAAGGACCTGTTGCTTAAACTGGCAGAAGTATGGGGGAGAATCCAAACAAATAATCCATACCCACCAGAGGATTTAGAGCAAACCCGTCTGATGTTTCCGACCTCTACAGAATCCCTTAAAACGGCCTCACAGAGCGTAGAAATGGCCTGTAGTACCCTCGCATCCATCAAGGATCAAATCAAGGTTCTAGAGGCACAGGAGGCACAGCTGCAGACCATGATTCAAGGTTATATGGAAGACAAGGGCACACTTGTGTCTATAGACAACAAAGTGCTGGCAACCTGGAAGAACGCAAAGGCATCCATGAAGTTTGATAGCAAACTCTTTCAGCAGTCCATGCCTGACATTTATGAGCAGTTTGTGCGCCCTATTCCAGGCAGCAGAAGGTTTCTAGTCAAATGAATACACATTTCCCTAAACTAAAGACTAATGCTCAAAAAGAGGCTAAGAACTATTTAGAGCAATATGTGTTGGACTTCAGTCCAAAAATAGACCCTCTGTTCACCAAGTACAGAAGAACAGACCCAATTACCTCTAGACAGGCTGCAGAAGACGTGATGGACAAGATCACAGACATCCAGCAAAAAGTCCTGGATTACGCACTAGATCGTGGTTATTTAGGCTTTACAGATGAGCAGATGAATGTCTACTTTCAAACCCACAAGAGTACATATCGCTCCAGGCGTGCAGAGCTGGTCAAGAAGGGTCTCATTGTGGACGCTGGTACAACTCGTGACAAGATGACCGTCTGGGTGCATAAGGAGTACTCTAATGACTAAAGACGAAATCATAGAGATTGCCAATAAGGTCAAGTTACCTTACGACTATGTTGGCGGTGGGTTAATGTGGTTAGATAAACTAGAACATTTTGCCAAACTGGTAGCTTATCATGAGAGTAAACGATTAACTGATGTCGCAATGAAAGCGGCTGAGAAAGCAGTTGATGTAGCAATGGCTATTGAACGTGAGGCGTGTGCAAAGATTGCAGAAGAACCTTGGCAAGGAAGTCCTAAAGCAATAGCAGAACTAATCCGAGCAAGGGGACAAAAATGACTAAAGATGAAATTATTGATTTGGCTATACATTCAGGTGCAATGTTTGACCATATGACATGGGTAGAAAGAGATTTGTTTCCCGTGTTTGAACGATTTGCCAAACTAGTAGCAGAAAAAGAACGTGAGGAATGTATCAAAATTGTTATGCAAGGCACAGGAGAGCCAATACAAAGAAAAACATTAGACATTCTTCATGAAGAACGTACCCGAATTGCATTAGCTATAAAGGAACAAGAATGAACGAAATATTAAATCAACCTATTACTTTGGGTCAACTTATGTTGTTTTCTATTATTTATTCATTTGTGCATTATTTGGTTGAAAAAGCAATTAAAGCAAGGGGACAAGAATGACTAAAGTCTACCCTTTTCTTCACCGCAATCCTACCTCTGGCCTGGTGACTCAGCATGATGGTATAGACCAGCGACTCTGGGTGGCAACACAAATAGCAGCTGGTATGGTCTCCTACGCTTACAGCAAATACGCTACGGTAGAAGAAATTGCAGCCTCCTCGTTTGCACTCGCAGACGCAATCCTAACTATGAATGAAGGTAAACCTGATGAACACCCCTGATTGGACAATATACATACTCACTGCAAGCACAGTGATCGACACACTTATTACACTCTGGGAGAAACTCGTATGAGTAATCTAGTACCTTTAACCGACATCCAGACGATGGCTGAAGTAGCAGCTGGGTCAAAGATGTTTGGGTTCAAGAACCCGCAAGAGGCAATGGCAATCATGTTACTGTGCCAGGCAGAAGACTTACACCCCGCCATAGCCATGCGGGACTATCACGTCATCCAAGGCCGTCCAGCCTTGAAAGCAGACGCAATGTTGGCTCGTTTTCAACAAGCGGGTGGAGCAGTTAATTGGAAGGTATACGAGGATGAGCAAGTCACGGGAATATTTAGCCATCCAGCGGGGGGCAGCCTTGAAGTCACCTGGACACTCGCAAAGGCCAAACTCATTGGTATTGCAAACAAAGACAATTGGCGCAATTATCCCAGGGCAATGTTGCGTGCTAGGTGCGTCTCTGAGGGTATCAGATCGGTCTATCCAGGCTGCGTTGTCGGTGTCTACACGCCTGAAGAAGTCCAGGATTTCTCACCTCCCAGACAAGAGCAGTCTGCTGTACCACCGTCTCCAGTTGAGGTCATTAAGGAAGTGGTTAAAGAGCAGCAACACGCAGAATGGCCTCTATTCGTCCCCAACTTAGAAGAGGCACACAGTGCCCACCACACGCCAGAAGAGTGGATAGAGGCTTATAGAGGGCTTGTAGAGCGCATCAACAGCTCTGCCAAACTTAAGGTACAAGAGAAGACAGACAAGATCATGTCTCTCTATGTGGTCAACCAAATGGTCACAGACAAGTTCAGCAGCCATCAACGCATCTTACTCAGAAGTGCTATTGCCCAGGCTGGTGTAGACCCAGCAACTCACATTCCCACAGACGCAGAAACCATAGATTTATAAGGAGAACACAATGCCATACGAAAAGAAACCAGCCGTAGGCGGTTACCCAGAAACCCCAGGTAAGGGTGTCATGTACTGGAACGAGGTATCTGACCGCAAACACGAGATGTCACCAGACTACTCTGGTTACGTCTTGTTGGAGATGGACTACAAACGGGGTGAGAAACTCTATTTGGGTGCGTGGAAGAAAGACACCTCCAGAGGCAACACTTTGCTCTCAGTCAAAGAAGACAACTGGCTGAAGAAGAAACGTCTGCAAGAGCAAGGTATCAAAATGCAAGACCGTGAGGTCACGCCTGGTTATGCCAAGGTTCACAAACCCCGTGATGAAGACGATTCAATCCCCTTCTGATGGTTACTAAGAAGATCAGCCCCACCCAGCGGTCTCTAGCCTACCTCAGAGAGGAAGGTTATCTAGTGTCTATAGTCGAGCATTGGAATCCATTTGCACGCATAAGACAGGACCTGTGGGGGTGGTGCGATCTTCTAGCTATCAAAGACAATGAGGTACTGGCGGTGCAAGTGACTGCCAGTGCAGTGTCCACAAGAATCAAGAAGATACAAGAAAGTGAGACTGTCTCATGGGTCAGGAAAGCCAACATCAAGATACACGTCCACGGCTGGAGAAAGTCTTTGAAGACGGGGAAATATGTGCTGAGAATAGAAGACATCTCGTGAGATTTATTAATATGAGTCTGCAAGAGTTGTGGGTCTTGGCCTATTCAGAAGGGTTCAAAGACGGTCAAAAAGAGGGACGTTAGCTCAGATGGTAGAGCAGCGGACTTTTAATCCGTTTGTCGTGGGTTCGATCCCCGCACGTCCCACCAAACAGAGCAGTGGATGCGAACTCCAGGGCAACCCTGGGAGTTAGGACGGGAGCTGGCATACCCCCGTAATCCACAGTATGCCTTTTCTAACTTAACAAGGAACAAATCATGGCAACTCGCAAGAAAAAAGAAGTGGTAGAAGAAGTAAAAGCAGACAAAAAGAAGAAGGAAACTAATATCTTTGTGGCAACCCCAATGTACGGTGGAATGTGTACAGGTTACTTTACCCAGTCCCTGATCACTCTGGGGCACACACTGCAGCAGAACGGCATCAGTATGGGGTTTAGTGCCATGTTCAACGAAAGTTTGATCCAGCGTGGCAGAAACGCCCTGGCACACACTTTTATGCAGAACAAACAGTACACCCACCTGATGTTCATAGACGCTGATATCAAGTTCCACGGGGCTGATATTGTGAAAATGATACAGGCAGACAAGGACATCATCTGTGGCATCTACCCTAAGAAAGAAATTAACTGGGCTGGGGTTGCACAAGCAGCTGCTGAAGGTGTTCCCGTAGACCAGTGGAAGAACCGCACAGGGTCTCTAGTGATCAACCTAAAAGACTATCAAGGTTCAGTGACTGTGCCTGTGGATAAGCCTGTGGAAATCTTTAATGGCGGTACTGGGTTCATGTTGATCAAGAGACGCACTTTTGAACGCATGAAAAAAGCGGTTAACAAGTACAAAAATGATGTTGGATTTATAGGCCAAGGCGTAGCACAAGAAGAATGGATCACAGAATACTTTGCCTGTGCTATTGAACCAGGCACAGAAAGACTGCTGTCCGAGGACTATTTCTTCTGCTGGAATGCTAGAGAGGTTGGCCTCAAAGTCTGGGCAGCACCGTGGGCACAATTAGGCCATTTTGGGACGTATTTGTTTGAAGGTGGACTCTTACCAGCACCTTAACGCTTGGCAGTCCTGGCGGCCTGTTTAAAGGCTTTTCTGGTAGGGTAACCAGGCTGACCAGGTTTCTTGGCGGGTAGGCCAGCCTTGCGTCTTTTGTTGATGTTGTAGTAAAGACCACGTTTTGCTTTTGGTGTTTTCATCTGCATCCCCATCTTTTTCTTGCTGCTTTACCTCTTTCACCAGTCCAACCTTTAGAACGAGCACAAAATGAACGATGTCTTGCTCCTGATTTTTGTGGTGCTTTTAGGTTTGATCCTGTCGCTCTGTTGTATTTGGATCGTCCTTTTGCTGTCAAACCTCCCCCTTTGGATGCTGGGAGTTTTTCTCCTCGTCCTACTGATAGTGACGGATTCTTGCTATTAGCCATACAGTCTTGTCCCCGCTTTATCTATGATTAACTTTTGTAGTCTAGGTTTGTCATTAGGACTATTAGGAACAGATATATGAGTCCAACGATCAAACTCACGAATAATTTGGTCATACTGCAACTCGCTCGCAATAATGGTTTTGACCACTTCATCTGGGGTCATACCAGGCACTCTCAGGTCAGCTGCACAACCCAACCGATGCTGAGACGTGTTTTTGCTACCCACGGCAGCATTCACGGCCTCACTCCTGTAGGCACTGTTGACCATGATAGGCTTGCCTCCTAGCGTGGTTTTAACCTGTTCTAGGAACACTGCCAGGCGCATAAGATTGGCTTTCTCATATTCGCTGGGAGTGTTATCTAGTTCCCGATGGTCTGTGACCGTGAGTTCTTCTAGGGTAAAGTGTTCAGTAAGTAGTGTCATTTTGTGGGCGTGCTCTGGTGAAGAAGTTGATCCTTGTTCTGGCTAGATGCAGAACTTCCAAAATAGAACCCAATAATGCCAGTCCAGGCAGTCCCTAAAGAACCCAGCATAATGTCGATCTGTGGGGCGTGTTGTATCTGACCGTACATCAACCCAAACAGAATGCCAAAAAACCCGCCTGTGACCCCTACAGCAAGCACAGGGGGTATCCATGAACGGGTGGTGGTCTGCATCTCTCTGGCAGACTTTCTGTCTTCTACCGCCAGCTGCTCAAAGTCCAAGCTCATCTCCTGAGCTTTTGCTTTCAATGCCAACTCAGCAGACTGAATGCTTGCGATCTGGTCAGCAGTCAGTTTGCCAGAATTGATCGTGTCTTGTACCGCATTAGGGTCAATACCTAGAGACTTGGAAACGGCCTCTACTGCCATGCCAGCAAGTGGACCGCCCAGGCATGAGGCAATTGTCGGTGCTAGTGTTTTAAGCCAATCCATTCTTATGCTCCTTACTCTTTTGGTAATCTAAGTGAATCCCGTACATCAATAGTGCAAAGGCCGTTAGGAGGACAAAGCAGCCAGCCAATAACGCTGCACGAACTTGCCATTTGTCAATGAACTGCCGTCTCTTGAGAGCAGCCAGCTCCACGGCTTTTTTTGTTCACGCTCGACTTTTTCTCGCTCTTTTCGTACAACTTCCCGCATCTCTACAAACTTGCTCCAGAGTCCTGGCATTCCTATTTGATAGATGATCATCTCTCTAAGGTCAGTCTCCATCTGCTCCAGCTGCTGCTGCCTCAAGATGCGGTTCATGGCCTCCTCGTTGATAGAGATATTCTTGGGTAAAGGGTTCTTTTTTGCCTCTTTCTCAGCCTCTTTATATGATTCCTGATGGGTAAAGAATGCCCCCAAATGACTACCAACGTCCTGGACAATATCGCTTACGTCTTTACCGTCCTTCTTAAAGTCTTGGTAAAGGTCAATACACTCTCGAATACCCGCATGGGCAGCTTTGCACGCTGCGAATATTGTGATTGGGTCCAATCAGAACCCCTCTCCAGGTGTGATGTAGCAAGTGGCATTGGCAGCATCTCCAATGATTTTTGCGTACACATTAGCACCAGGTCCCACCTGTATGTTTGTGAATACCTTGTACGAATAAGGTGGTAGCGCTATGACTGGACACGGACCAGCGTCTGGTAACGCAATGTTAAAATTACTGGTGGCGTTAATCTGTACATACACCGCAGAGTTTGTATCAGCATTGGCTAGATAATATTGTTGGCAAGGACTGTTAGATTGAATAGTAAACACATTGGATTGCGTGTTTGCAGCACCATTAGCAATCATCCTAACAGTATTGCCCATCTGTTGGAATGGAATGTTATTAGCCATTTCAGTAAACCTTTCCACCACCACCAGAGGTAGGTGACTTCTTGGTGTTGTAACTAGGCGTGCCAGAGAAGTCAATCACTGACCTAAACCCGCCCATAGGCAATGTGCCAGGTGTCCATCTTTCCATGCCAGCAGACCCGTCACGGGGTAACTGGGGACGCACAGACTTGGCAATCTGTTGGTTTACCTCATGGGGTCTCTGGTGCTTAGAGTTAGCCATGTTGCTGTTTTCATAATCAGCCTTGGGACTCATAGGGTTCTTGTTGCGGTTGCTGCTTGGCATGACTAACCTCCTTGTTCTTTACAACTAAATAACTGAATAACACAAATATAGCAAGTGTTGCTACCCTTGTCCAATCACCCGCCCACAACGTGTAGGACGTTAATCCACACGACATGATGAGTGCCAGAATCGTGATTAGACGATCTGAGATAACCTTCAACGCCAACGTGATCAATGAGACTTTATCCATAGAACCCCCTTAAAAAGCCCTATTATGCCTCGTTTTCCTCGTCTTCTAATCCCATAAACCCACTACCCCACTCGTCATCTTGCATCTTCATCTTGATGGCCTCCAGCTTGAGAGCACGGTCTATCACCTTGGTTTTGTCGGTAATCGTGGCAGTTGGGTCAACCATGACCGCTTTTAGCATTTCAGAGATGGCTGTCTCTAGTGCTGGGTTTATACCCTTTTCTTTCTTCTTGCTCATCTCTTAGCCTTGCGCTTTCCTTTTTTGGACTTTCTAGCCGATGACAAAGCGATAGCAATAATTTGCTTGCGTGGACGGCCTCCCTCTTTTGTGAGTTTGCTAATGTTATTTGATATTGTTTCACGGCTAGTACCTTTTTTGAGTGGCATGGTCTACTCCTATCGGTTTTGTTCAGTTGCGCCAGGAATGGCATACGGGACAGTTAAACCTTTTGTGATGGCCTCACGTTGTCTCTCACCACGAGCAGCTGCCAAACGTGCAGCCTTAACCTGGTCAGCAAACGTCTTACCAGTCACGCCTGGGGTCAACAAAGTCTTTTGCAAGGAGCTGGCAACTGGCGGGGTCATGCCCGTGGTCTTGCCATAAACACCTGGGGCTAACTGTAGTGCAGCGCCACCAAAATCACCCCTAATCAATTTAGACAACGCACCTGATTCAGCCTCGCCACCAAACTCACCGATGTCCACCCCTAGTCCAGCGGTCTTAGAACCCGCTGTAGGCAACATATATCCTCTGGTGCGAGACATGGCCTGTTCTGTCTCCATCCTGTTTGCAAACACGTCATAGGCTGCTTTAGAAGGGAATATGGGGCGTAATAGTTCTCTGGCCTTGGGTGTGGAGAAAATAGCCGTGGCCTTGTCCAACATATCCCGCTTACCCGCCAACGCCTCCTTGACCGCCTGTGCAGCACCCAACTGGAAGTATTGTTTGTCAGTAGGTGACAACTTAGAAATTTCGTAGGCAATGTTGCTGGGGTCTGCGGAGAAAACTCTTCTTCCCTTATCTAACATTCTGTCAGCCCGTGTAGGACCAGCCCACAATTCTCGTGCTTTCTTATAATCAGGATTAACCTTATCCAAATAATCCAAATAATCTTTTTTTAAATCTAATAAAAGTGCGCCTTTAGGAGTAAATTTTCCTGACAATTTGTCCTGTTGCTTATCTATAACTTGATCTAAACCCTTTTTCAGAAGGTCATAGATTCTGAAATCATTTGATTCTGGTTTCATTTGTAGGTAAGTTACCTTACCCGCTTTGTCTCTAACAGGTATTTCTACCAATTCATTTATTGTTGGTGGCAGTTTGGGAATAGGTAATCTTTCAATTTTTAATGCCTCTCTACCTTCAGCCAATACATTATTAGGCATTGCTTTTATAAGAATTGCCAACTCTTCTGTATTTGGAATCTTTACTTTGTTTGCAGCATCATAGAAAGGTGCAGATGCTTGTTTCCTAACCGTGTCCAAATCCCGCTTTAACTTGGCAACATCTACCCCTTTTTTGCCAATCATGGTCTGTTCAACGTCTTTAGAGATTCTGTTGAACTGGTCTAGTTGTCGTTGGTTTAGGAACTTGGTAGCCTCTTGTCTGGCCTCACCAGGCACGTTGGTAGCCACCCGCATCAAACCTCTGAGGTTTTCCCCAGCAACGTCTGCTAGTGTGACATCTGCACCTTTGGCTGCACTTTTCATCTTGGCAGCCAACTCTTCTGGCGTGGTCTTGTCGGCCTCTAGTGCGTCTGCAATCTTTTTGGCAGCAATCTTGTCTGGGTTGCCAAACAAGTTGCGAAAAGCTGGAGCAGCCGTGTCCACTGCAATGCGTCCAACTCCACCTAAAACACCGCCCACTACACCGCCTTTTGCCATCTCTGAGGGTATGTCTTCTGTTTTCTCAGCCCCACCCGCACCAGCTTTCATGCCAGTTTCTACACCCGTGATTGTGCTTTTTAGAAAGCCTGGCAGTCTGGCTGCAAAGTCAGGTGCATACTTTTTGAGTGCAGTTAGGGCTAGATTACCGCCTACCTCAAGCGCAGCGGGGACTTCTGCCATGCCCATAGTTGCCACAGCTGGCAACATTGCACCACCTAATTGAGCAGCTGTAGCACCACCTGGTGACGTGGACTCAAACTGGCGTAACTCTTCTCGCTCGGCCTTGACCGCCTCTGGGTAACTGGGTTGCCCAGGAATCATTGACCTAAGACCCGCTAGAGCCTCTTCTCCAAATCCTAGAGTAGCACCTTGTAGTGCCTCTTTTAGGACAGGACCGCCTGGTATTGGTTTGACTTCTTTATTGTCCACTTGCTGCCCTTCTTATTTCGTTTTGGAAATATTGTGTAAATGGCATTCTGTTAGGGTTCAATACTAAGTCCTTTTCTGTTGAACCAGGTGCAAATAATGGATTGTTGTTCAAGTATCTATTCCAACTTTCTTCTGCACCCATCAATGTTTTGTTAGCAGAAAAATACCGCTCTAGGTATTCATTGTGGTCAACAGCACGTTTACCAACTTCTTTTGTGACGTTGATAATTTGTTGATTAGTCGCAGTAGGGTTAGATAAACTGATGCTAGACTTTTCAAACATCTTGCGTTCTGTGTCAGACAATGCACCCTCACCCTTGACATAGGCGTTTCTAGCCTGATTCTTGGCAATAGAGTCAAACCGTGCAGCGTCACTACTAAATGCAGTTTGCAACTCACCACCATACGGGATTCTGGCTAACCCACCTGTGGATATCCTTTTTAGAATGTCCTCGGCCTCGGTCATATCATTGATGGTGTTTCTAGCCTTGTTTGTGGCAGTCGCATTTGTAGCAAATTCTGTCTCTGCTTTAGCCAATTCTTTTAAATATGTTTGGCTTTTTAGTTTGTCAGTCAAACCTCTGTAAGGATTTTGTAAAGCAAGCGGAACGCCTAATTGATACACGCCATTGATATCAGGAGTACCTAGCTCTGATTCTTCTCCTCGTGACTTGGACTGTTTAGCCTCTGCTGCAATCTGGGCCAGCTGTACTCTAAGTTCTCGATCACGTTTCTTGTCTTCTTCTCTAGAAATGCGTGCTCTCTCTTTTTCGTCTAAATTAGCCTGTGCAATACGTTGTTTGTCCCGCATTTCTACCAGAGATTTAACCTTGTCATAGGCGTATGCTGGGCCGTACTTCTCCATTGCGTCTTTGATAAACGTGGCATTGTTCTGTGCAACTGTATCCCGCAAGGCAGCCATTCCAGCGTCTCTATTTGTTGAATAGAGCTGTAGATCGTCTTGCATCTTCTTGTAGAGAGAATCTATTGTCTTGTCCAGAGTCTTGATATTTTCGTCAAAAATGTCTTTTTCTTTCTTGTAAACGTCTGCACGGCCTTTCTGATGGCCTTCTAGCATCCCGTTCATAGCAGACATGGCAGCCTGGGCGTTGCCCTTGGACTTGCCACCAATCATAAATCCTAGAAGATTAGTGATAGTAAAGAGAGTCCCTAAGTCTTGCACAGTTTCTTGTGTAGGGACAAACTTCATGTCTGCCCGTTCTTGTGTCTTCTGTCCTACTAGCGCACGGGTGGGGTCTTCTGCCATGCTCTTGGCATAGGTTTCAGCAACACCTTTCTCGCCCGCAGCCATCTCAGCAGAAGTCTTGGCCTGTTGTTCTGTCTGTGCCTTCTCCAACTCACCCTTGGCAGTGGCAGACTCCACCAACTGTTCGTCTAGACTTTTAGTTGGACTTGCAAGTGATCTTGTTGATTCTGCTTTTTTGGGTGCTAAATCCTGTGCGCCAAACGCCCCAAATGTGCCTGATCCTAGTTGTCCTAATACTGTTGCCATATTAACTCCTTGGTGCAGTTGGTGTGGGTTCTCCAGGAGCGCCACCAACTAGTGTTCTAGCAACATTCATTGCGTAGCTTGAGGTCAGGTTGTTGACATATTGGTCAGCCTGTACACCAGCTTGAATAGCACCTTGAGCAATCTTGTCACCCACAGACTGCAACTGTAGACCCAAATTGAGCTGACTTTGTAGCAATTGTTGCGATAGTGCGTTGATTTGATTTTGCGCTTGTTGTGCCCCTACACCACCTCTAGTAGCAATATTTTGCGCTGCTTGTGCTTGTTGAGCCTGTAGTATCTGTTGGTTAGCTGGTGTGAGTTCACCCCTTTGTGAGGCTGCCAGCAATGCTTGACCTTGCTGTTGATAAGGTGCTGCCTGTGCTTTTAAAGCATCTTGTGCAGCTTGACCTTGCGCCTGTGCGGACCTAGCAGCTCTAGCGCCTAAAAGTGTTCCAACTCCAGCAATTCCTAGACGTGCTAATGTGTCACCAGATAAACCTTTACCAACGGGTTTTTCTGTGTCTGCAAACTGTTGAAATGCCGTTTGTCCAGGTGGCGGTGTATAACTGCGTTCACTAGGTGGACCTTCTGTTTGCGACAAAGCCAACTCTTGTGGCGATAGTGCAGCTGCTCCACCACCGTATGAAGGAGAGATTTGAGTAGTTTTGGGTGCAGAAAAAGAAAAATCTGGAACAAAAGTTGGTTCTTGTCCACCAGCTTGTACAGATGATACAGGACTAGGTTGTATGTCATAACTAGACAATGGAGTTAAAGGTGCGTATTGATCCCCACCATATTCTCTAGAAGTAGCTGCTGAGGCTTCTGTTACTGGCTGTGGTCCTGGTCCTTGTAATGCCAAATTATCATCTAGCTCAAACGAGGGAATACCCGCCTCTGTAATGCGTCCAGAACCACCTCTTTGCTTGAGAACCTCTGCCTCTTCTGGAGAAATGTAGGCCAGCATATGCCCTGGAGGAGCTTTCTTCTGGAGTAGACGTGCTATTTGTTTTACGTCTGTACCCATTCTTGTCAGGTTTCTTAGTGCTGTTGCCATGTCATATCCCCAGTGCTGATGATAAAGAACCGTAGTCAGGTGTTCCGTCTTCTTTCAATTTCAAAGACTGCACGTTCCATACAGCCTGTTGTGGACCGCCTGATTCTACTGAAGTACCGCCTCCATATCCACCTAAACCCTGTGAAACACCAGTTAGGGGCTGTGCTGGGCCTAGTATGGATGGCAATGCACCAGCTTTCTTTTTGGGGGGCACATAGCTTGTGGTAACAGAAATGTCTGTGGGCGTAGGAGTTGTAGACGGTGGTTGGGTTTCAACGCCTGGAGTTCCAAGTGGATCAATCTCAGTTGGTCCAGTACCTAAACCCCCTCGCCCTGGTCCTGTGCCTGGGCCTATACCAGTTGTTCCCCTTATTCCTGTGCCTGTACCTGTATCAATTAAACCGCCTGTTCCTGGTCTTGTTTCTGGTCCTATACCCGTTGCACCTGTTGATCCAGCACCACCACCTCGAACTGTACCCGCACCACCAACTCCAGTATTTGCTGTTCCACTAGAACCCGTCAGAGCACCCGTTGACCCAAAATTTTGTAGACCCAACGCTGTATTTACAGCGCCTTGTAACCCCGTTCCAACTGGACCTATACCTGTTGTTCCTGTTGATCCTGTGCCTGTCCCAGTCAATCCCGTACCACCTACTGTTGAGGATATAGACAAGTCACCTGGCAATGTTGCTGCACCACCAGCTGTAGAACCTGATGGGGATGGAGCACCTCCACCTAACCCTGGAGTCCCTGAACCCGCACCACCACCTGGTGTACCCGCAGCTCCACCAGCATTGACGGTGGTTGTTTTTGACTGTACTTGATTGGTTGGCGTAGTTGGTGTTTTTGTTAACGAGTTGGCAATTGTTGCTTGAACAGTTGGGTCTGGAAATGTAGTGTTATTTAATATGTCCTGAATAGACTGCTTGGTAGCGCTGTCCATTCCAAGAATACCCATTGACGCTGGCCCACCAGTAGCGCCACCAGTTAAGGCTGCATAAACTGCATTTGGATCATCTGTTCCTAATCCAACTAAACCACCTATTTGTTTTAATGCCTCTAGAACTGTAGAAGGTGTTCCTGTTGGCAATGTTGGTGCATCTGTAGCAGTTGCACCTGATGTTCCTTGACCTGATGATGGTGTCAAATCTCCAATATTAGGACTAACTACAGCACCATCACTTAATTGTTGTGTTGTTTGTAAAGTGTAAGAATTACCTTGGTTGTCAATTACATCGTAAGAGTAAATCTTTGCTTGACCAGGCATTTGGTAAGCACTAACACCACCAGTTGGTGCTACTACAGTAAGAGACTGTGGTGTACTTGGTTCATTTCCCGCAATCTTTACACCAGGACCTGGTGCACTAGGAGCTGGGGCTAGTACAGTACCATCTGTGTTGTAGGTAATACTTGTTTTAGGATCAAAATATCCCACCGTACCATCTTTGGTTTGCGTGATTATCATATTTGGAAACTGACGCACAATAGCATTCTGAGACGCTTGCGTTCCACCCAATGACCCCGCTCCAGAAGACAATCCTAATACAACATCACCTGTCGCAGCAGTCGTAGCTATAGTTCTACCAACTGCTTGTGCGGTAGAGGGAGACACACCCGTCCCTTGTAATGTATCTCCTATCAACGTACCGCCACCCGCAGCCACTGCGTTGTTAATTACGTCATTTATAGTGCCACCCTTGCTAACAGTTGCAATGACACTACCCGCCACGTTGTTAACTACGTTGGCTACCGTAGGATTGTTAACAATAAAGTCTGGCAAACTCGCCACATTGACCTGACTCATAATCCCAGAAGATATAAGACTAGGTGCAGCATTAGTAATGGCTTGCTCTAGGGTTTGTCCTTGCGCTACACCCGTACCAACAGCAGCCAAGGCAGTACCAACAGAGGAAGAAACTGCTATGCCCGCTTCTGTAAGACTGGCTGCTATGGCTTCACCAGCAATAGGCAACGCATACGCTAAACCTATTGCTATTACATCTTTTGTTATGTTACCTTGTGGGCTGTACACGCTAGACAGAACTTGACCTGTTTGGTCATTTATCAAGTTCATGTAATCCCCACTACGCTTGTAGTGAGATATTTCTTGAGGCA